CCGGCCATACAGACTCCCAGCCCGTTCCAGCGGAAAAGTGAGACAGCGAAAGAAGGTGTCGCGCCCGCATTCATCCATCAGACCGCTGGCCAACAAAGGCTGACGGCTGTAACCCCGCCGTGTCAGATAGCCGCGCAAACAAGCGCCGGGCGCGAAGCCGATGCGCATCCGTTCGATGACGGCGCGGTCGTGGATGCCGCGGCCGGCCAGATAGGCGCGCGCCGGTTCGGAACGCGCCAGTTGCCGTTGATAGAAGCGGTACGTGTGCTCCAGTAATAGTTCGGTAGTGGGGAAGTCGCTGCCGGGATGCGGGTAGTCGTCGAGCAGGTAGATCAAGCGGGCCAGTCCGCCTCCACAGCCGCATCCGTGGCAGTAGAAGACCTGTTTGCGACGGTTCACGTAAAACGAAGGATGGTGCTCCTGGTGGAGGGGACAGAGTCCGGCGACCTCGTCGCCACCGCGGTCGCGCACGATCTTCCATCCGCGTTGCTGTAAGTAATCCAGCAGCGAAATCCGCGGCTGGGGCAAGTCACTGTCGGGATCCATCATGGTGAGATTGGCTCCGCGATCAGAATATGGCCGGCGGCTCGCCAATCCCAGGCAAACAGGGTGGGCGCCCGTGCGAAGAAGCGTAGACTTTCGATACGCCGCCAAAACCATCGCCGCACCGTAGAGGCATCGGCCAATCGGTCCGGATCGCGACAGTGTGGCGCAGCCTGTTCGGCGGACATCCCCTCGGTGAGCCGATCGAGAGCTTGTTGGCGGGCGAGCAGGCTGTAGTGCGCGTGTGGCACACACCAAGGGGGCAGCACGGTCAGTGTGCAGCCACAAACCTTGCACTTGCCGCGTCGCAGCAGAATCCAATCGGAAAGGCCGTCATGCGCCTGTCTGCGCCGCCGCCCGTGGCCGATGATCGCGATCTGTCCGCAAACCGGACATTGCCGTGGCAGCCACTCGGCATCATAATCGCCGGGCTTGCATCCATCGCCGGAACGTGGGATAAAGACGATCACGGGTGCGAAGGCATGCCCCGGAATCGGCAACCCGCCAAGGCACACGACTCCGCAGCCCCGCCTTCGCTCCTAAGTATCAGAATTTACGCTGAAAAAGAATCCCACCCTGCGCTTTTCGCGATTGGCCGCTTAACGATCACCAATTGGCGGCAACTATATTCATCGCCTTATCAGTTACTTGGGGAAATATTAGGGCCGGCAGCTTGCGGCCTAACTGGTACTCTCACCTGCGTAAGAGGGTTGTGCGGCCGGGCAGCAATCGGGAGCCGCTTCGATTCAGAGGACAACACATGGCACGGAAGACTCGGCGGACAGTGAAAGCTCCGAAGAATTGCAGGGAATGCGAGAACTGGGAGGCTGTGAGCGAGAAGGTGAGAGTCCACGAGCTACTGGAGACCACACTGACCACCTTCGAACAAAAGATTGCCAAGACCGACTATGAGCCGACCGTAGCGGAATATATGAAGCTATTGCAACTCGGCAAGGAGATGGGGCAGGAGGACGAGCCCAAGGAGATCAAAGTCACATGGGTGGGTCCGAACGAGACGTCAGAGTCAGAGAAATAATTTACGATCCTCTCTATTCCCAGAAGGCTTTTCACGAATGCAATACGCGATACAAGGGCTACTCAGGGCCAATTGGTAGCGGCAAGAGCCAGGCGCTCTGCCAAGAGACGATTCGGCTCACTTATCTAAACCCAGGACGCACGGGGCTGCTGGGAGCTCCGACTTATCCAATGTTGCGGGACGCCACGCAGGCCACTCTATTCGAGATCCTGGGTGCAAACAAGATTCCATACGACCACAATAAGGCGGAAAACGCTTTGGTGATGGGAGACACCGGGTCCCGTATCCTGTTTCGCCCGGTGGACGATTTTGAAAGACTGCGCGGAACGAATCTAGCATGGTTCGGCCTCGACGAATTGACTTACACCCAGGAAGAGGCGTGGCTGCGACTCGAAGGCAGACTGCGGGATCCGAAAGCAAGAAGGTTGTGCGGATTCGCGGCGTGGACGCCCAAGGGATACGACTGGGTCTATCGCAAGTTCGTCCTCAAGCCATCGAAGAGCTATACCACGATTTACGCCAAGCCGAGCGAAAATCGCCACTTGCTCGGAAGGGACCCAGAGTTCTACACGCGGCTGCAAGACAGCTATGACGAGAAGTTCTATGCGCAGGAAGTACTGGGATCGTATCTCAGCCTGGACGGCAGCCGGGTGTACCGTTCATTCGAACAGAACGAGCATGTGACCGAACTGACCGCGGATCCCCGGTATCCGATTCTCTGGGCGCTGGATTTTAACGTAGACCCGATGAGTTCCGTGATTGCACAAATCCACGAAGGACGAATCCGAGTGCTGGATGAGATTGTCATCCGGCACGCTACCACGCGACAGGCATGCGAGGCGTTTCTGGCGAGATATCCGAAACATCAAGCAGGAGTCTTCATCTATGGCGATGCATCGGGCTATGCGCAGCAGACCTCTGGGATGTCGGACTACGACATGGTGAAAGACCACTTCAAGGCCAACTCGGCGGTGACAGCCGAGTATCGGGTGCCGAGATCCAATCCCAGCGTTCGAGAGCGCATCAACCTGATGAACACGAAACTGCGATCTGCCAGGGGCGACATCGCACTCCTGGTGGACAAGAAATGCACGGAGTTGATTCAGGATTTCGAACAGGTCTGCTACAAGGGCGACACCGGGCAGATCGATAAAGATCGCGACCGACTGCGGACTCACGCATCGGACGCGCTGGGATATCTAGTGTGGCAGGAATGCCGGCCCCTGGGGCCGATCGGGGAACAGTCGAAACGAGTGGTGTGACGAATGGAGACAATCAACCGAGAACATCCCGAGTATGTGGCGAAAAAGGCGCTGTGGGCCCAGTACAAGCACCTATACGCCGGCGGCGAACAAATTCGCGCCAATGCTTCCCTTTATCTGGTACGGAGACACAAAGAGCCAGGAGACGTCTATCGAGAGCGACTGGCGCGAGTGTTTTACCAGAACTACATCGGGTCGATTATCGACTGGTATGCCGCGACATTGATGCGATGCTCGCCTGGATTGTTGCTCGGTGGAAGTGATTCGGGGGCACAGGCTTTCTATGGGCTACTCGATCAAGACTGCGATTTCAAAGGCACGACGCTGGCAGAATTTTTCCGGGAGAGGTTCGTCCAGCTTCTGGTCTGCGGCAGCAGCCACATTGTAGTTGATTTTCCGAGAGTGAACGGCGAGGCGCGTTCGCGAGCCGAAGAAGATGCTTGCGGGCAGTCGCGGGCCTACCTGATGGAATACGGTCCAGACGAAGTTATCAACTGGAGCCACGACAGGTTGGGTGGATTGGAGTGGATCGTTCTGCGGACCTCGTGCTTGCAACAGTCAGGAGTGACGGATGCGAAGTGGGAGACGGAAACCCGGTGGATCTATTACGATCGCGAGAACTTCCAGATTTACCGCCAGCGGGGGGAAGCCTTCCCGATCGAACTCATGGATGAAGGACGCCACGGTTTAGCCGCGCTGCGGCAGGTACCCGTGTTCGAGATGAAGGTCTCAGACGGCATGTGGCTGATGAATAAGTCAGCGTCATTGCAGTTGGAGCACTTCAACAAATCGAATGCGCTGTCGTGGGCTCTGACGATGGGACTCTTCGCCTCTCCAGTCGTCTATTCGGACCGGGAGTGGAAGCAAGTGGTAGGCGAGTCCTATTACATCCAACTGGGCAAGGACGACCGCTTCGGGTGGACCGAGCCGGAGGGCAAGGTCTACCAGATCGCCGCGGACAATCTGGACAGCCTCCGAGACGAGATATATCGAGTCTGCTACCTGATGACTCAGTCGGGAGAGTCTGGCACGGGGGCGCGCCAGTCCGCGGCTAGCAAACAACTGGACTTCGCGACAACCGAGGAGGTACTGCGAGCTTACGGGGCGACCGTAAAACAAACCATGCGGCAGATCCTCTCGGCCATCGCGGCGGCACGCCAGGACGAAGTCACAATCGACATCTCAGGCATGGATGAATTCGACATTCATGATCTGGGAACGGAGCTGGATGATGCACAGAAGCTCTTGAGTTTGGGCATCGAGTCGGAGACGTTAAAGAAGCAAATCTTCAAGAGACTGGCACTTAAATACCTGAGCGATGCACGGCAAGCGATCAAGAATCAGGTGGCGGAGGAAATCGAAGCCAGCAGGTAGGGTTTCAGAAGGAGGCATATGGAAGGCATTGACATACAAGCGATCGTGCGGCAGGCAGTGCAGGAATTCACAAACACGGAAAAAGCGCGCAGCGAACCGGCTTACAAGGCGGAACTGCTCGAGGAACGAAAGCGGCGCGAGCAACTTGAGCGGCGAATGAACGAGCTTGTAGCTGAGAATCAACGAAGCCGAAAGGTGGCGGAAGAAGCAGAGCGCAGTTCCACGGTCAGGGCGGAATTGCAGCGGCTCGGTGTATCCAAGATCGACCTGGCGTTCAAAGCGGTACAAGACGGGATCGTCCGTACTGAGGACGGGCGCCTGGTGGCTCGCGGCGATGCCGGCGAGGTCTCGGTAAAAGAATACCTGGCCGGTTTCGTAAGCGAGAATCCGGAATTTCTGCCGGCGCGCATTTCGGGCGGCACAGGGATGACGGCCACGCAGAAGGCTCCAGGAAGTGGCCGCGACTCAGTGAGCATCGAACAGATCCGGCCGGGCATGAGCGCGGAGGAGATGCAGCGGGTACGGGAAGAAATCGTGCGCGTGGCATCGCAAACGCTTCGCGGGCTGTAGGGCAGTACCGGCCAGACGAGCGGTGTTGAGCCGCGGCGGCCGGAGAAAGAGAAGGAAGGAGAATAAATGGCAGCAATTACTTCAGCGAATGTCGCCAACGCGATTGTGAAACTGGTGGCGGCCGACGCATTGCCGGTACTGGTGGGGAACCTTGTGATGGGGAACCTGGTAGATCGCGATTACGAGCCGGCACTGGCTCACGCCGGCGATACGATTAACGTGCCGATTCCCCCGGTGATGCAGGCAAACAACATCCTCGAGGGTGGGACGGTGCAAACTCAGAATCCGAATCTGGGGAATGCGCAGATTGTGTTGAACACACATGCGGAGGCGACGTTCCAGATTCCGGACGTGACCAAAGTCCTGGCGGTGCCGGATCTTTTGAAGATCTACATGCAGCCGGCGGTTGCGGCAATCGCTCAGAAGGTGGAAAGCGATCTGCTAAATCTGTATGCGGGCTTCACGGCGAACGCGCCGGTGGGCACGCCGGGGACCGCTATCACGGAAAGCGTGATTGACTCAGCGGAAACCGCACTATTCTTATCGAAAGTTCCACCGAATGCCGAAAAATACATGGTTGTGGACGCGGCGACTTACTCGGCATGGCGTCAGATTCCGCGATTCAGCGAATTTCAAACGGCAGGCGACGCCGGCTTAAAGGCGTTGATCAACGGGACAATCGGAAGGATCAAAGACTTCTTCGTATTCCGCTCGCAGTTTGTGCCTTACACCGGAAGCAATCCGATGACGACCCACAATCTGGCGTTCACGCGGGATGCGATTGGTCTGGTGATCCGCCGCCTGCCGCAGCCGCTACCCGGCACGGGTGCAATCGCAGAGTATGCCGAGATGGGCAACTTCGGCATGCGGGTAGTGATGAGCTACCAGCCGGATACCTTGGCACAGCAGTTCACGGTGGACATCCTGTACGGGTGCGGCATTCTCCGGAATACGTCGGCCGTGCAGGTAAACACGTAGACGGCGTTTGACGACGTAGATCACTCAACCGAGGCGGGGCTCGCGAATGGGCCTCGCCCCGGACATCCGGCATTTCGCCGGACGAAGACACGATTGGGAGGATGGCATGGACGTAAAAACGTATTACCAGAAGATCCGCGACACGGAAGCGACGATTCCGACTTCGTATACGGTGGTAAAGAGCCTGCCCACGGACGACGGTGGAAAAGCGGGCGTGCTGATCGAGGTTCCCCGGCACTTGGCGGCAAAGATGGTGGTCGAGGGGTCTGCGCAATTGATAGCGCCGGGCGATGTGACGGCGTTTCAACAGGCCCAGGAGTTCGTGTACAAAGCTGCTCAGGAGGCCGCGGCGGCATCCCGGTTGGAAGTCACGATGGTGTCATCGGACGAACTGAAAAAGCTCACCGACGACATGAAGAAGTTGAAGGGCGGGCCAAAGGCTTCGAGGGACTAAAGGCCAACACTATGGCATTGTTCTTGGACGGTCCGGTCTCAGGCATGGAAGACTTGATGGCGCAGGACACACAACTTTGCAATGTGGCGAGCGTAGAAGGCATCGACGTCACTCAAAAGTCATGGCTGGCGCAG